ATAATGGCGCGTTTTCGGTATGGAAGTCGGGCAAGTCGCTTGATGTGCAGGGTTACACCGATTGGGTTAATGATTGGCGGCGGCATCCCGGTTTTGATTGGGCATTGATTCCTGATGTCATCAACGGCAGTGAAGATCAAAACGATGGACTGATTGAGGATTTTCCCTACACCAGTGATGGGGTTCCGGTATGGCATCTTAATGAATCATTAGATCGTTTGGAGCACCTCTCTCTCAGATGGGATCGAGTTGCGTTTGGTTCAACGGAAGGCATGGAACCGGGGAGTAAGAAATTCTGGCTGCGGATCGCACAAGCGATGGATGTCGTCTGTGATGACTTTGGCAGACCGCGCTGCAAGTTACATGGTTTGCGGATGTTAGACCCAAGGATTTTCCAATCAATCCCCTTGGCATCTGCTGACAGTGCATCTGCGGCTACTAGATCATTCATGCCAGGGCAACGATTTGGAATGTATCTGCCTAAAAAGGAAAGTCAGAGGGCAAACATTATTGCCGATAGGTTTGAAGCCTACAACTCTGCACCTCTTTGGAGTAACAACCTAACAGTGCAACGGGAGTTAATACTATGTGGGCAATAATCTATTTAGTCAGTATCGTATCGGTGAATTGGTTATTCACCGTCATTCCACCCATCGGCATTTGGCAGCCAACATCAATGATTGTCGGCTTGACGTTCATTTTCCGCGACCTTGCCCAACGCAAGATAGGACATTGGGTTATCCCGGTGATGCTTGTCGGTGGTGCAATATCATACATTATGGCAGACCCATTTGTAGCTATTGCCTCAGTCACAGCATTTCTGGTTTCTGAGGGTCTGGATTGGATCGTCTACACCTTCACCAAGCGACCATTGCGCGACAGGATTTTATTGTCATCAGCAGTCGGCACACCCATTGATTCAATTGTATTCACCGCAATGATTGGCATTTTAAGTCCGATTAATGTGATTGTGATGACGGCATCCAAGATGGTGGGGGCAATAATTGTGTGGTTGGGGATAGGTCGGACTAAAGTTTGTCACCCACTCAACTGATATTGGGGTGATATAAGCATAATGATATATGAGTACAAATGCGTAGACTGTAACGCCATCTTAGAGAAGTTTGTAGACTCTGTAGATGCGAGGCGGGATGAGCAGGTATGTACTCAGTGTGATGGGGTTGCGGAGTTTATAATCTCCGCCACCCCGTTTCATTTAGATGGTACAGATCCAGGCTTCCCTGATGCCTATGATAGGTGGGCGAGGGAGCATGAGAAAGCGGGAGCTAAGAATGCTTGATATTTTTGAAGATACGATAGGAGATAGTGCGCTAGATTTAGAACTAGATGCAATTAAAGGTAGGATGTCAGAGATGCTCACCCTCCTGTTAACCCGGCTGTATCGTAGTAAGCACCCTAAAGCGGGTGAGGAGGAGATTAACTCCTTTGTTCAGGAGAATAACACCTTTACAGATGAGAATAATAAGGAGTCGGAGTCTTTAGAAGAAGACATTACATCCCTGGAAAAATTATTAAGTGAGATGTTAGCCTCTTATGGTGAGATGGTAGAGAGGGTAGAATCTACAGAAGACTCTCCTAAATATAAGGGGAGGGAGTTAAAGAGTAAAAGTAATGATGTGAGTAAGACACCACCTACCAAGAAGGAGGAGGTTGCTGAGGGGGAGGAGAAGCCTACCAAAAAAGAGAAGGTTTCTACCATTACTAAGGGGGGTTCCGCACCAGAGTATGGTGGGAGCAAGAAGATTAGCAGGCGGAGGGAGGTTGGTAAGAAGCCAACAGAGGCGGTGGTGATGGAGCTATTTGATAAGATTAAGGATGACATAGAGGCATTAAAGGGGAGACATGTCTCATACAGGCGTAGAGCGATACTGTAGTGGCATATTACTCCCGCAACCAGTTTAAGCGTTTAACGACTAGACGATTACCGTGGAAGAAGCAGAAAACCTTAGCTATGCTGGCTAATAGATGGCAGTATTTGAGAGAGTTTGATCCTTCCTATACATTAGAAGAAGAGATAATGACAGAGGGCGGTATCTATTTGATTACAGAGGGTACTGGAAATTACATTGCAACAGGCTAGAGGCAAATAATTATGGCAACTACAAAAATCTCAGCCCTAACAGAGTTAACTACCCCAGAATCAGCAGATGTTCTGGTTATTAATGATGATAGTGCTGGTTCAACAAAGAAGATACAGCTCTCAAATCTTATTCCAGATGATGCTATTGATTCAGAACATTATGTAGCAGGTAGTATTGACAATGAGCACTTAGCCAATGATGCAGTAGACTCAGATGAGTTGGCATCAGGTGCGGTTGATATAGCTCATCTATCAGCTACAGGTACACCTGGGACTGATTTTCTTAGAGGGGATAATACTTGGGCAACACCAACAGATACTAACACTATGGGTAGTGGCTTTACAGTATCAGCAACAACCGATTCTAATGCTACAACTATAACTCAAGGCGATGACCTGATGTTTACTGCTGGCACAGGTATTACTACCGAAACAACCGCAGATGGCACAGTAACTATTGCAAGTACAGTTACAGACACTAACACTATGGGTAGTGGCTTTACAGTATCAGCAACGACTGACAGTAATGCAACTACCATAACGCAAGGTGATGATTTAATGTTCACAGCAGGTACGGGTATTACCTGCGAAACAACAGCAGATGGCACAGTTACTATTTCAAATACTGTTTCTGGTGCTAGTACCGCAACCTCTAGTGCTACAGGACTAATAAAGATAGAAGATGATACTGATCAATCTGTAGCAGCAGAATCAGTAAGCACTACAGCAAATAGAACTTATGGTCTACAGTTAAATTCTAGCGATCAAGGTGTTGTCAATGTACCTTGGACAGATACCAATACTACTTATAGTGCTGGCGATTTCAAATTAGATGATTTAGGTACACCAGACGATAACACTGATTTGAATTTCACTACATCTGTTCACGGTTTGGTTCCCAAGGGGACAGACACTGGTAATTTCTTGAAGGATGATGGTACTTGGGCAGCAGCTGGTGGTGGAACAATTACAGCATTAAATAGTGCAACTGAAAATGAATTGGTAACAGTTGGTGCGACAACAACTGAATTGGATGCTGAGGCTAATCTTACTTTTGATGGAACAGATTTAACATTAGGAACTGGGAACTTAGTCATCGGCACAAGTGGGAAGGGCATAGATTTTTCTGCAACAAGTGATATTGCTGGAATGACTAGCGAGCTTCTCGATGATTATGAGGAAGGCACTTGGACTCCAATGATTGATGATGAGACAAACGACGCAACTATGCACGCCTCCTTCGATGAGTGCAGCTATACCAAAATCGGCAAGATGGTGCAAATATCTGGGTTAATAGGCACAACCTCTTTGGGCAGTGTAACTGGGAGGATATTTCTTAGTGGTTTACCCTTTGTCGTGGAAAGATTTACGACCATCGATGTGGGGCAGGCTTCGGGTCTTGCAATTACGGCAGGGCAGGTGGTTGGTATAGCGTTAAATGATGGATATACCTACGCAAATCTAAACCTATGGGATAGTGCTGTCGGTACTTCATATATGGATGCATCTGAGTGGTCGGCTGATGGTATCATTGCAATCGGAGGTACTTACCTAGCTGCATAACAGTAAAAAATAAGGAGTATAAAATGTCTTTAACGAAAGAAACAATTGTAGATAAGGTAGAAGTCCTTGAGATGGGACAAGTGCAAGTACGCACAGCAACTAGAGTTTTAGAAGATGGAGTGGCACTAAGCTCTTCATTTCATAGACACGTTCTCGCACCGGGAGATGACTTATCAGAACAAGATGCAAAAGTGTCAGCAATAGCGACAGCAACTTGGACACCGGCAGTTGTAACCGCATACAATGCGATGATGGCAGAGCAACTCATGGGATAGCTAATAGTAATGGATCTATCAACCGCATTTGATTCCATACTAGCAACGGAGTAAGACACAATGAATACAACTACTAATTGGGAGCTGTTTATATGGAAGTACCACCCCTACTGTTTTGGAATATAATACTAACAATAGGTATCGGACCTCTATATTGGTTCATTAAGCGTATAGCTAATGATTTGGACCGATTAGAAAAGAAGGTTA